ATGACTCAAAAAATTCATTATGCTGCTACTCTACCCCAAAAGAAGAAAATACCTCCACCAGTAAAATAAATGTAATAAGAATTAATCGAATTTAGCCAAGAATTGTCTCTCAAGGGTTCGGTATTGGTGCACAGTACACGCTGCATACTCACCTCCCACCTTTGTCAAATTCTCAACTACGACGTCTCGAAACTCGTTAAAGTTAGCTAGTCCAAAGGCTACCATCTCTCGCATAGCGCCCTCCAAATTCTGTTGAAGCATCGCAACATTATCATCGTTCTCATGTTGCCACATCAAACTGTGTGTGATTGCTTCGAAGTCTAATCTCCCCATACAAACATTACGGCCGGGATGGATCCGAAACGAACGCTTAAGAAATGTAATTTCGTCAAAAGGTACAAATTCTCTAGCTTCCGCTGTTTTATTTCCAGGTGTCATTCCAATTTTCATCTGATTCATGATATCTGCGACAACTTTAAAGTTATAGAATTCAGCTGCATAGTCAGAGACTGATGCAACAAAATCGTCGCCAAAAACCACAACTTTCACGTGTTCACGGAAAGCGTCATATGAAACCAGATCACGAAATTCTTCACGACCTGATTCACATGCACGAATACACACCACCACCCAGGCTACAAACAGATAAAAGAGAGTGGTCCCAGAATTAAAGACCGACGTTAGTAGATGTCCAGATGGCATGCCCCTTTTTCTTTCATACAATACATTCAGGGCTAAATGTAATGTGTTATAAATGTCGCAAGCGAAAACCTCGTAAACATTCTCAGCTGCTTTTGCAAATGGTATCTCCAGATCTTGTTCAGAGATATTCAAATCCTTCAGAGCACGCTCAAATGATGGCAAGAAATGTTTGCTACGCGCATACCATTCATACTTTAATCTTGCTTGGATGTCTAAAATCATTGCTGGTTCTTTACCATCCAGATTCTTAAAATCTCCATCAAACCACTTAGAATAAGTGCTCAATCTTTTGTGCAAGTCATTGAACTGCGGGCCAGTAGGATCCATCCCAATAGCTACATACGCATCAGGCTTACCTTGATCGACTCGATGATTCATCATCGAAGCGACAAAGTCCATACTCAACATACGTTCGCAAATCAAATGATCCACTGGTAAAGATGAAAACATACGCGTGTTGCCTTCCTTGATTTTCTGAAGGGATCGTTTTTCGTCCTTGAGTTGATCTGAAACTATTGTTTGCACTCTTCTTCCGTGGCATGCTTCCAGCATACGCTTGCGAACAGCATCCAACAGTTCTTGTTTTGGATAGTATTTTGGTTCCATTCCATAGCACTGATCTAACTCGGAGCTGTGGAACAGATATTTCTTTCCTTTCTCACCTTTTGGTCTTGTTAGCACCCATGGATAACCAGGAGATGCATCCATGTTGATCTTGTCAATGTGATCTAAATCCATTCCATTGATGGCTTGTTGCAGAGTTAGAATAGTTCCACCTGCTATAGGTGTCACTTTCCGCCATGTTTCAGCCAATCCTTCTGCAAACATCTCATAAATTACAGGCAGTGGTTCTTCAATACCCTCGCCATATTTCCGCAGACATTTTTGCATAGGTGACACATCGCTTTCAGATCTGGGGTCAGATGGAGTTAACACGGCAGGGGCCTTCGTCACTTCCCACACACCGTGCAACACTGTTGGTACTATCTGCGTTTTGCTCGCTGGCCGAGTAGCCATACTTGGTTCAACCACTCCATGGATAACATAGTCACCTTCTGGAAAAACTTTCCCTAATTCAAGGTCTTCAAACAAAGGTATGTCTAGCGGCATCTCACACTCAGTGCGAGTATTCCTTGCAGCATAACATTCCGTCTTTGCTCCAAATTGTTTATCAAAGCACTCCAAGTCTTCCTGTGTCACGGGGCATCCATATGAAAGTGATGAATACCCACCAGACAAATGTATCCCAAAGATGGTCCTAGGGGTTGCAGCGGCATAAACAATCAAGGGTGAACCACACGCGCCAGCACCTGCATACATGTTATACTCCAAACCTCGCGGTATGTAATATCTGTTCACAGGTACAGCACGGCCCAACCTAGCATCATACTTCGTAATGCTGCTGTCGTAACCAATGCTCTCGATGAGTTTGGCCTTAGAAACCAAAACTCGCGGGTCGTTATTAAAATTGCGCAAAAGAGCACAACTTATAGATCTCAAAGCCACCAAATCGTTGTTCTTGATAAAGAATTTCCTAATGTCCTTACTCTGGTTGCCCAGTTGGGGACCAACATCCCACATACACGGACTATCCTGGATCAAGTCTCCACGATCCACGCTAATGTACTTGACGGCTGCTGAATTGAAAGCCACGGTGGTTTCTGTTGAATTACCGTTGCCAGGCTGCGTTATTACAATCGGATCACCATCTTCAAATTGTCCCTGGTGGACAAAATGAGAGGGTAGTAAGATCTTGTGTCCTGCGATGCGCATACCTTGCATTTTAACACCGTTACCTTCAATCATAACTAAAGAGTGTTTGAATATCAAATCAATTGTGTCTTCGTGGACTTGACCTTCTGTTTTGGATGTTACTATTCGAGGCTTCACAGAGCGATTCGCCATAACTCGTTTAGCTAATTTGTTAGAAACACTTGAACCACTTACAACACCCACCTCAGTTTGTGCTGCTACATCCATTGGATCCATTCCCATAAGCTCTGCTACATCATCCTCTGTCACCATAGTTCGAATTGGGCGACATTCAGCTCCATGTTCACAACCACATGTGTTACCACAGGCTATGTTGCATGGCTTTCCTCTAACGTTCTTGACGGAACATTCCACAGTGTGATTGCAAACAGGTGTTAACTTGTTCGAGATGTACTCCTTGAGCACTCCCAAGCCTAATCCAACAACCACTACCCACAGGATAGGGTTCTTCAACCAGCTTACAACTGTAGCTTTGCACGCCATGAAAGCTTTCTTAATGGTACTCCACATGGTGGCCATAAATCCACGTCGCTTGATTCTAGCAGTGAACAATTGCTTATTAGATTCAAAAAGAGGAGAGTCATGCACGTTTGGGTTGGATATGCATCTATACTCACCATCAGCAATCATTGCTTTCCATTCTCCCGTCATAGCTCCATTTTCATAATCATTCTTGGGCCACCACGTCTGATCTTCTGCATCAAAGTCCAATGCTGCAATGTCTGCCTCGTACTGTTCTAGTTTTGCTAAATTTTCAAGATGAGCATCATCCCCAAAGGGATTCGTGCAATCATCATTTCCAAACAAACCTTGTGTGACTACCCCAGCGTTAAATAAGTGAGGAGCAGTCGCGCGCTTCAATCGGTCTCTTGCTCCTTGATGTACAGGAGCAACGAAAGTTTCGTTCAACTTCGATGCATTCTCCATAGTTATAGCAAATGCTTCGGTCGCCCATAGTAAGAACTGTTCGGTGTCATAAATTTCACCGTTGGCATTTCCATGAACTCCACGTCCAACGCCTTCACCTTTTAATACATGCATTCGGCGAAACACATGCAAATCTCGCACCACTCCATGACGTCTGATAAGTTCCTTACCGTCCAACACACCATCTGCATTCACAAATTCGGCGTATTTAGGAGCAATAGTAACCTCAAACATGTTTTCGTTGATACGCGTCCATAATGCTGCGTGATCTGGTAATTCTTTCGGCTGTGGGTAATCGATGTTACTTCCCATCAGCACACAAATGGAACTAAACATAGCACCCTTCATGTCAAAAGCATAATTCAAGACTAAGTCAGTACTGTCTATGTAACCCATACACTCAGAGTAGTCTTTTCCTTCTGGAGCAGTTCCCAAGTCTGGTATCATGAAAATTGGCTCACCCATGTAAGGTTCCAAATAATCACTAGTACACACACGAGTAAACGCTGACCTTTCAGGATCAACCCCCAAAGCATCGGCCAATGTTGGTGCCAATATGCTTTTCAAGAAGTGAGTCTTGCCAATGTGGGTGCTTCCTTTTAATTTAATTGTAAATGGTCGCACTCTCTTCCCCTTGAATTTTGTCTTGTTCATGGTGTTATACGCATCAGTACACTTCTTCCAGATAGCTTGCAAATAACCGCTCACCATCCATTGAGGTTTTGACACACACTCCGCCATAATTTTCTTTCCAGTCGCGTATAATGATGCAACTTCCAAACGAGCATTCAAACTTGTACTCAAATCAATCAAGCCCAAATATGTGGAGTAATACTCAACACGATCTATCCAGCTTTCGATGTTTCCACTTTCTTCCATGTAGAACAATTTGTCGCTCCACTCCTTAGGTAACACGTACTTTGAAAAGTAACGCATAGCCCAAACCACTACATTCTTACCATTCTCAAACAACCAATGGATTGCCTGGGCCATTCTTGGTATGTTAGTAATGTGAGGAAAATATTTAAGGAAATCCGCGCTAGCAGATTTAACAGAAGTTTTATTCACATTCGCACCAATCATAATACAGCTCACGATGCCCACCATCGCCTCAAAGAAAGTTGACGAACCTCCAGTTGGAGTTACGCCTTCGCTCTTTGCCCCTACATTGGATACAGACGGGGTACTGATTTTGTTAATGAAAAAGCCTAAAACTTGATCGAATAAAGATTGTATATAAGAAGTTAATGTTGCGGGGACGAAACGTAATAATGTTCGTGCAACCCACATAGTATATTGGAGAGGAGTTTCTGCTACGTATAGTTCAATTAATAATAAAATAGCGTCAACAATCATAGTAATATAACTCTGCATGTATCGCTCGCAATGCTCGCCTAAAGCTTTGGTTCGCTCTTCGATGGTTTTGATAGTATCTTGAGCGAGCGACATCAAAGCAGAGATTTCTGTTTTGTGCGTAGTTAATGTTTGATAAGCTGAAAACAAGCCTTGAGAGCAGGCATCCACCAGAGAAACACGCGTAACATACTGAATTTTGTTGAGATAATAAGCCACTATTTTCCGGCTGTCAGCACTATTGAAGGAAAGAAGACCTAAACCATTATATGTGGTATAATATAAAATGGATGTGCTAGGTGGGACAATACCACGGCGACCATAAAAACAGTAAGGCACACCACAATCATCGAATCCTCCGAACACATCAAAACCAGGTTTCCTCATGACTAAACGAATTTTGTGTAACCGCATAGGAGTGGTCACAATCTTGCTCCAATTCAACATTCTATCTAACCTACGCGCAGCTTGCATACGTTCATTCCATTGCGCACACCAGTTGGCCTCCAAATTGAAAGCATCATGGCCAAGCATCTCACGAAGTATGTTCTTCTCATCATTCTTGGTATACCAAACACTGAAGGAGAGTGGGAACGAGCTATCGATAATTTGTTGAGTTGTAGCCATGATTGTAAGGTAAAATTTAAAATAAAGAACCGCGAGATTGGGCTGCGGATAACCCCCCAGGCTCGAAGACTTCCAGCCTCCTGGGCAAGACCACCAAGGCCACCTATGTCTTTGCTAACGTTCTCACACAGAAAATAACGCAGGAGAGGACATAGACCTCGGCACGCTGACTTCCATTTTCCCATACTATAGATAGTATTCGCACTAGTGGCGAGCTGTCGACCTACTAACACACACCCCGGCTTCATAGTGAGAGAGTTTGTTACCAAACTTGTTTCTCGCACCCCACACGGTTAGTTTGAGTTTTCGGTTTGCTTACGGTACT